ATGACGAGCACGCGGAGGAGTCAGACGAAGTTGTGGTCTCCATAGGTGAGGAGTCGCCACCCACCGAAGAGGAAGTTCGCGCACCTGAATGGGTTCGAGAGCTACGCAAGGCCAACAGGGAAAAAGAGCGCCGGATTCGTGAACTCGAAGCGCGTCTCGCTACCACTGCACCTGAGAACAAGCCAGTGCAGTTGGGACCGAAACCGAAGCTGGAGGACCACGACTACGATGCTGAGAGATTCGAGCAGGCATTGGACGCCTGGCATGAGCGCAAGCGGCAGCATGACTTCATGGTCGAACAGGCCAGGATGGCAGAGCAGCAGCAGCATCAGGCCTGGCAGGCCAAGCTGGAGGGCTACAGCAAGGCCAAGGCCGAGCTGAAGGTCCGAGACTATGAGGACGCCGAGGCGATTGCCCAAGAGGTCTTCAGCGTCACCCAGCAAGGCGTGATCCTGCAAGGAGCTGAAAACCCTGCACTGGTGGTGTACGCACTCGGAAAGAACCCGAAAAAGGCGGCCGACCTCGCAAAGATTACCGACCCCGTGAAGTTTGCTTTTGCGGTGGCAAGACTGGAGAAAGAATTGAAAGTCACAAATCGCAGAGCAGCACCCGCACCAGAGCGCATCGTCCAGGGAACTGGCCGAGCATCTGGCACGGTGGACTCAACCCTTGAACGGCTGCGTGCCGAAGCTGAGAAGACTGGAAACTACACCAAGGTGCTTCAGTACAAACGGCAGAAGCAAGCAGCATCCAGAAACTGATTTTTGAAATAGGAGCCAATCATGGCAAATAGTTTTTCCAAAGAAGAGCGTGTTGCGTTCGAGAACCTTCTCGAAGGCTTTCACGATGCCCTGGTGCTCTCGCGCAACGTGAGCATCTACAACACCGACCAGACGATGATGGCTCGTACCAACGACATCATCTGGCGTCCCCAGCCCTACATCGCGCAGTCGATCTCCTCGACTCCCGGTGTGGCCATCCCTGGCTACCAGGACATGACGCAGTTGGCTGTTCCGGCCACCATCGGCTTCAGCCGCACGGTGCCCTGGACCATGACTGCGCTTGACCTGCGTGATGCACTGCAGGAAGGCCGTCTTGGCGATGCTGCCAAGCAGAAGCTGGCCTCGGACATCAACCTGGCGATCATGAACGCTGCTGCGAACCTCGGCTCGCTGGTGGTGGACGTTGGCGCTCCTGCTGGCACCTATGATGACGTGGCCTTGTGCGACAGCATCATGAACGAGCAGGGCGTGGCCAACTATGACCGCTACCTGGCGCTGTCCAGCCGCGACTACAACGGTCTGGCTGGCAACATCGCTACCGGCGCGACTGGTACCGCAGCTCGTTCGTTCAACGGCAACAAGTCGAACAGCGCTTTCGAGCGCTCGTTCGTCGGCATGGTTGCCGGCTTCGAGACGTTCAAGTTCGACTACGCTAACCGTCTGGTCGGCGCTGCTCCTGCAGCTCCTGTCACCATCGACACCCAGGCCGCGGCGAACAACTACTACGTCCCGCAAGCCACCTCGACCGCCATCTCTGGCGAGACCCAGAACGTGGACAACCGCTTCCAGACCATCACCGTCAACGCGACGGCTGGTGTTGTGGCCGGCGATGCGTTCACCATCGATGGCGTCGAGGCCGTGCATCACATCACCAAGCAAGGTACTGGACAGCCCAAGACCTTCCGCGTGGTGAGCGTGCCTGCCGGCGGTACCGACCTGGTCATCACCCCGCCGATCATCTCGGCCCAGGGTGGCTCTGATGCTGAACTCCAGTACCAGAACGTGATCGTGACCCCGAACGCTGCTGCTGCTATCACCTTCCTGAACGTGAACACGGCTGCCGTGAACGTGTTCTGGCAGCGTGATGCGCTTGAGCTGCTGCCCGGCCGCTACGCTGTTCCGTCTGACGCTGGTACCGCAGTGATGCGCGCTACCACCGACAACAACATCGAAGTGGTGATGCAGAAGTTCTACGACATCGACAGCATGACGATCAAGTATCGTCTGGACACGCTGTTCGGTGTGGTGAACAAGCAGCCCGAGATGTCCGGCATCTTGTTGTTTAACCAGTAAGCTGACGGCAAGAGTGGGGGGACTTCGGTCCCCCCATTGCCAAGGAGATCACCATGCCATTGACCAAGGGTTATTCGCAGAAGTCCATCAGCAAGAACATCTCCAAGGAGATGAAGAAGGGCATGCCCCAGAAGCAGGCTGTCGCTGTGGCGCTGAACACTGCGCGCACGGCTGCCAAGGCAGCAGGAAAGCCCAGCAAAGCACCGAAGAAGGCCAAGAAGTGAAGGCCGGCCTCTACGCCAACATTCACGCCAAGCGCGAGCGCATCGAGCGCCAGAAGGCTGCAGGCAAGACGCCTGACCGCATGCGCAAGCCTGGCACCAAAGGCGCTCCCACCGAGGCCGCATTCAAGGCTGCGGCCAAGACCGCAAAGAAACCGAAGGCCAAGAAATGACCACGTTTCCATGCCTCGTCTATCGCGCGCCTGGCTCGATCCAGCGCGCACGCTATTCCTATGACGCCATGCCAATGCATGGCCAGGCGCAACTGGATGCCAAGCTGGCATCAGGTTGGCACATGACGCTGGAGCAGGCCATCGAGGCAGCAGGACCGCTGGCAGCGCGTCATCTGATGGGGCGCAAGTCCAAGAACCCCAGGCGCACGCCTGTGAAGCAAAAACCACCTGTCGAACGGCGCGCATCAATGGTCAAGGCTGCCAAAAAGCAAAAGCCTGCGCCAGCACCGGCCCCGGAGCCTGTTGCGCCTGTCGTCGATGACAACGCACCACCGACTCGCGCAGAGCTGGAGGCCAAAGCCACAGAGCTGGCAGTACCATTCAACAAGCGCACCTCCGACAAGAAGCTGGCCAGCTTGATTGAGACTGCGCTCGCACAGCAGACATCAGGAGAGTGATATGGGATACAGCAAGCGCCAGTTCGTCTATGCAGCCTTCGAGGAGATCGGCCTTGCGTCCTACGTCTTCGACCTGCAGCCGGAACAACTTGAGTCTGCCAGGCGCAGGCTCGATGCCATGATGGCCGACTGGAACGGCAAGGGCATCCGACTCGGCTACCCGATACCGTCCAGCCCACAGGACGGCAGCATTGACGAGCAAACCAACGTGCCGGACTCGGCCTACGAGACCATCATCTGCAACCTTGGCATCCGGCTTGCGCCGAGCTACGGCAAGCAGGTCATGAACGAGACCAAGGCCACGGCCAAGCAGGGCTACGACACGCTGCTGCAGCGTGCCACGGCCCCACTGGAGCAGCAATTCCCGAACACGATGCCATCCGGTGCCGGCAACAAGCCCTGGCGCGTGTACGACAACCCGTTCCTGAGTCAGCCGGTCGACCCGGTCACTGCAGGTCCGGACGGCCCCATCGAGTACAACTGAGGAACACACCATGCCGCAAATCAACCAACTCCCACTGCTGGCCCAGGTATCGCCTGGTGACCAAGTTCCAATTTACAGCCCGAACAACGGTGACGCACGGCGTTTGCCGATCAGTGCGCTGCTGGCCTACTTCCAGCAGACCTTTGCCAGCCCCACGCTGGCCACCAACGTCTACACGCCTGGCACTGGCTTCAACATTGCAGTTCCCACGCCTGTGGCACAGCAGCAGTGGATGCTGATCCAGCCGGCCGGAACTCTGGCCACTGGCACAGTGACGCTGCCGCTGAACACTGGCACGCCTGATGGCACCGAGGTGCTGGTCACCACCACTCAGCAGATCACGGCCTTCACGCTGGCCATCAATGGCGCAACCGCTGCCTATGGCGCTCCTCTGACGCTGGCAGCGGAGGACTTCTTCCGCATGCGCTTTGTGCAGGCCACCAACTCTTGGTATCGGATTGCCTGATCATGGCGGCCAAGAAAGACCCACGGCTGGAGCGCGCAGGCGTCGAGGGCTTCAACAAGCCCAAGCGCACGCCATCGCATCCGACCAAGTCGCATGTCGTGGTGGCCAAGTCTGGCGACCAGGTCAAGACGATCAGGTTCGGTCAGCAGGGTGTCTCTGGCAGCCCTAAAAGGGAAGGCGAGTCCAAGGCAGACAAGGCCAGGCGCGAGTCGTTCAAGGCCAGGCATGCCGGCAACATCGCCAAGGGAAAGATGAGCGCTGCCTACTGGAGTGACCGCGTAAAGTGGTAAATAATCCCAAATGGTGATACAGTGTTCTGCAAGGAGCAACGTATGCCAAATGGACTTTTGAAGTATGAGGTGCAGTGTCCAAACTGCGAGGAAAAACGAATGGTTCGATCTGACGTTCTGTCGAGACTGCAAAAAGAGGGAAAACCTCTGATCTGCAAACCGTGCCATAACAGGCTGCGGTTCGACGGGCGCGACCACCCCAGGAAAGGTACTGGGGTGAAAAACGATCCAGACCTTGC